ATGGATATCGTTGAACGCTTACGGCAACGGATTGGTCTTGTGAAGTTTGATAGCGATGCAATTGCTTTGCGTGATGCCGCCGATACGATTGAGCAACTGCGAGGGCAAGTTGATTTTGAAAGGGAATGCCGCGAGGACCCCTATGCCGATTTGGAAAAACAAGACGCCGAGATCAAGCGGTTGCGGGAGGTGTTGCAATCAATCTCCAACAACACTTGTTGTGATGATTGCCAAGAAGCCGCTCTTGTTGCCCGTGCCGCACTGAAGGAGAAAGAGTGATGGATGACACCGAGAAACTAGCTCAAGTGATGTTCCGAAATGGACTGGCAACAGGCCACTGCGACGAGATGGATGATTTGATTTTTGAATTGGAAAAGCAACTCAAAAATACATCGAAAGCATTTAGCGATGCGCGGGAAGAGATCGAACAGTTGCGAAATGCGATAAAAGTGCAAACCAATGCTGTTCGGGTACTTCATGAGGCTGAAACGTCTGAGTTAAATTGCTTACGGAAAAACACACAAGAAGCGTATACCGCCAAAGCGACATTAGACAGTGAGCGTGAGGCCAATAAGATACTGACCGACGAGATCGAACAGTTGAGGCTTAAGAAAAAAATAGCTGTTGAGTGGATCAAGGAACTGATGGATTTCCTTGAGTTTATTTACAATCATCCAGAGTTTGAGAATAGTTTGAAGGCGTATGAGTGGATTATGTTTCAGATTGAAATGATCATGGCTAAATATTCTGAACCAGTAGGAGAAGAACGATGACAGACATAGTTGACCGTTTAAGAACCGTTGACATAAGCTGGAGCCAAGAAGGTGAGTGGTGTGCTGAAGCTGCAGATGAGATCATCACGCTACGGAAAGATAATAAACTAGCATTTGAATTGATGGATACTTTTGTAAAAGAGATCAATCGGTTGAAGCAAGTATTATACAGCATTGCCAGTATAGAAAGTGACCCTGATTTTGGTACCTTGCCTATTTCGGAAGCACAGAAAATAGCACAAAACGCATTGGAGGATGACTGATGTCTGACAAGCATATAGCGATGGAGTATATTCTTAACACAGGACCAGATCCGGTCGGATGGTTTTATTTTGCCCCGACCAAAATTAATATCGCCGTATACTACAAACCGCGATGGCTAACGAGGTTTATGTTGCGAGTGTTCTTTGAATTACGATGGAAGGAGATAGCGTGATGGACATCGTTGAAGTTGAAAGGCGTAATAGAATTAGATTATCTGTAGCAGCTTATGCCTATGAATTACGCGACGATTCAATTATGACGGATTCAGAATTTGACAATCTTGCTGACATGGTTAATGTTCAGGTGGTAACAGGTAATGAGGTGATGGATGATTTTTTCAGGGAGCATTTCGAACCTTATACAGGTCAATGGATTCATAGACACCCACATAAGAATGGCTTGGAACGGATATATAATTCTGTGTTTTTGAAAAGGAATCGTAGTGATGGACATCATTAAACTACTACGCGAATCAACAACCTCTGACCTTGACGCTTTCATACTTGGCGAGTTAGCCGCCGATACGATTGAGCAACTACGCCTAGCAAATACAGACTTACAAATGCACTTTGATTACTTGAAGAGTGAGTATGACCGTATGAGAGGTCTAGGGAATGAGGAAGGAGTTGAAGCCGCCTTCAAGAATGGATACGATAATGGATTTGCCAACGGTTACAGCAGCGGTAATGAAGAGGGTTTGAAAGCCGCCTTCAAAAATGGATACGATAATGGTTACAGTACCGGATATACAATGGGATATAGCGAGGGATTGAAGGAAACCCTTTACGATGGAATGCCACGTCTTGATGATCGTGGTGATAACTTGGATGGGAACTGAGTTATGGTATCTGAAATGAATAACAATCCACATTACGTCACGCCAAAAGAAGCGGAAGAGAAAATCTGCCCATACTATGGCATGGACAACTGCGTCTCGCATGAGTGTATGGCGTGGCGGTGGGCAAAAATCTATGTCCAAAACGCGCTTGGTGAAACTATCACAACTTACAGTACAACGCATGGTCGGTGCGGAAAGGTTTTGATATGACGGACATTGTTGAACGCTTACGTGAATATAACGAGCCACCATTTGATTATATTGCACATGAAGCCGCCGCCGAAATTGAACTGTTACGAACGCAAAGCAGAATGTATTGGACTAGATATTGGGATACAGCAAAAGAATTTGATATCATGAGAAGAGGGTTATGGTGTATAGCTGATAGCGATGACGTTAGCGTACCTAATTATGTCAGGCAGTTTGCACATGTTTTGCTTGGAGAGACCAATGAGTGAAAGATACATTAAAACAATAGTATATGTTTCCGTAGGATTGTCTTGGGGAATAACTATAGTATTGATTATTAGTTTTGTGTTGGAAATCTTGATAGGAAAGGATCTAATATGATGAGTCAACTTATGTTAAAACTTATAATGAGTGTACTGTTTGCAGTTTGGGGATGCTTTTTGATTGGGTATGCTACCAGTTGGTATATTGGTCTTGGCATATTTTTTATAATGTGGGCCTCTGCTGGTCTGATTGAAATAGTTATGGAGACGAATAAATGAATCCAATGCTAGATGAGTTTATAACTTTGTGTTATTTAATGGCTGATGATTTTGGTATTATGCCTATGTCAAAGCAGGAAGAAAAGAGATATAGTGAACTTGAGAAAGAAATCAGTCTGATCCTTGACAATCATCTGGAACAGCAACGCAAGGAGAGTAGCAATGTTGGCGATTAAAAGCGTAAACAAAACCATGTCTAACGCGAAGAAGATTCCACTCAAGAACAAGTCTACGCACAAGTACGATAGGCATCCTGAAAATCACAGCCTAGTTCATATGGTAGATCCACCATCTGGATGGAAGTACGGTTTCCCTAAGCCTGTTCCCAATCCTGTGCCTGACAGTATGATTGACTGGATGGTGTCAGAAGGATATCCAAAAGATAAAACACATTCGGCAAGTTTCTACAGCAATCATTTCTATGTAGACATAAAGGAACTTGAAGGTGAGTGAATACAAAGTACCATCACATATAGAACATATTACTGTTCACGTTGGCTACGACGAATCTAATAAAGGTTATTATGTGAAGACATTCAATGGCCCACTGCTGAGATGGAATGAAGCCATAACTAAACTAATAATGAGTACAACAGATGACTTCAGGATTAGTCAACTATACAATGCATATGCCAATGCGATTATAGGTGATAGTTCTGAAGACATAGGTTACATAGATAACCTACAGTCACTTAATTCTTTCATATCACCAATAGGAAGAATACCAAATGAAGTATTGTTAATGCTTCAAGCTGACCACACACGAAGAAACTAAGGGGGTCAATCCCCCTTTAGTTTTTCTAGTCTCTGCACACTTTCAATCAAAGACTGCATCTTTTTATTCCATTCAATCCGTGCCTCGTTGAATTCTTCAACTGTCAAAAACTCGTCAGGCATTGGCAACACTGGCCCCATGATAGATATAATCTTTTTCGGGTCGTCACTCTTCGACGATGTAAGACTAGCAAGTCTCAACATTAAATCAACTTTATCCATGATTGTCCTCATAACATCCAGTAGCAAGGTTATATCTCACCATGATCTGACCGGGTGTGCCAGTCATCTTGAAGCGTACCTTTCTCCATATCAACTCGACATTCTGTGGTGCGACTGTTGCATTACGATGCACAACAGTAAGCACGTCTGCCTTGTTGTAGAAGTGGGCTGACCCTGAGATGTCGTATCCGGTCGGTGCATTGATCTGTCCATCCTTGTCCCTCTGTAGCTTTGGTGGATGTGCAACTAACCATACGTGAACGTCATAGTTCTGTGCAAATATCCTGAGCTTCGACAGTACTTCAGACGTGTACTCTGTCTCACTCTGTGACGACTTCCTAGCTTGTTCGATATAGTTCCACGGATCTACTACGAGTGTTGTGATACCGTACCTGATCTTCGCCACACGTGCGTGTTCCAAGATGGCGTCTACCGTAGGTGCAGTGTCATCATCAAAGC